ACGGTTACGTCAGTTGCAGCGATAGCAGGCATAGTGTTTCTCCTTGATGTAGGGGGCCAGGCGCCTGACCTGGCCCCTTCCCTTTAGAGGTTAAGTGCTGGTTGCCTCGACCCAGAGGCCCTGGGCGGCAAGGTTCTCGGCACGGTTCTGGACGATGATGATGGGCTGGTACGCGCCGGTTTCATGGACATCGCCGTTCACCATCGTGGTTACTTCGATGGCCAGGCCCTCGCCAGCCAGGAATCCGTTCGGGGGCGCATCCGACGGGGAAGTGTCTGAGAGGGTAATGGGAACCCGCTTCATCTGCAGGTATCCGGCAAATAGCGCCCAGATGGTGGTGAGGGTTACTCCGACGGCACTTTTTGCCGCCAGGCTGATGGTATCGAGAGCCTTCTTGTCGCTGATGGTGGTGGTGAAGGCGTTGTTGCCGGAGCCATTCAGAGCCACGGTTGCCAAATTGGACGCCGCGGTGTAGTTCCAGCCCCGATTGACGACTTCTACGGTCGCCACGACACCGGCAGGTGCGGTCAGCACCCGCACGATACCACCGGAAGCGCCGGTCTGGGTCACGGAGAGCAGATCGCCTACCGCGTACCCGGTCCCGCCGGCGTTACCCAAAACCGCCGTTTGGATGCGCTTCGTGTAGCGGTAAAGGGTCAGCAGACCCGGGGTTACAACGTCATGGACATCGAAAGCCGTGGTGACGCGGTAGCCCCAATAGAGCACCGAGCCCGGCAGTTCCATGGTCTTGAGCAGGGCCACGGTGTTCGCCGCCGCATTGATGTTGACGGCGGTGGCCAGGCACCCATCCGCAATGGCCGCGTTTACAATTTGCAGTTCATCTCCATACATCTCGGTTATCCTCCAGGCCTAGGTGTTATTGGCCTCAACCCAGAGTCCCTGGGCGTCAAAGGTCTCACCCCGGTTCTGGACGATCAAGATAGGTTGAAATACCCCGGCGATCCCGGCCCCGCCGGTTGCGGCAGTGGACACGAAAATTTCCACCAACTCACCGGCCGCATAACTTGCCGGGGGCGGGGGAGTGGGGGAAACATCGGCCTCCAGGGGATTGGGGCAACGCCTCATGTATAAATATCCCACAACTGAGGCGTCGGCCAGGAGCATGGTGTCCAAAACAACGATGTCGCTGATGGTCACGGTCAGGTTGTTGTCGCCCGAGCCCGTGAGGGCCACCGTCGCCTTGGTCCCGGCGGCGTAGTTGATGCCCGGTGCGACGATTTTTACCCCCGTCACGACTCCAGCCGGGGCCGCCGTTACCTCAATGATGCCTCCGGTGGCGATGGCTCCGGTCACGGTGCATTTGTCGCCCACAGCGTAACCGGCCCCGCCTACGGCAACCACGGCGGTCTTGATGACCTTGGATTTGCGCCGGAGCGTCAAGACACCTTGGGCGGTCAGGGTGTCATAGGCGAACAGCGTAGTGGGGCGGTAGCCCCAATAGACGATGCCCCCCGGTGTTACCATCGTTCTGGCTAGAGCGACGGTATTCAGCGCCGCGTTCATGTCGATCCCTGTGGCCAGGGCCGCATCAGCGATAGCAGAATTGATGATGAACAGTTCTTCTCCATACATAAGGCTATCCTCCAGGGGGGCATCCCCCCTACCCGGTTACAGGCTGATGAGTTTTACCATCTTAGCCTTTCCGTCCGACGCGCTGTCCCAGACCGGACCGAAGGCATAGATGCCCCACCAGGCCATCGCCATCATGGTGGCGAACCGGCCGCCGAAGTTCGGGTTCAGGCGGAGGTGCGGAGTGACGGCCTCGATCCGGGCGACGGCTTCGTCACCGAAGATCACGGCTTCACCGAAGACCGTGGAGGTGCCGGACAGGTTGGCGAAGGCCATGGCCCGGTTGATCTCCACGAACTTGATCTTGTTGACTTCGCACATTTCGCCCTTGTAGAGCATCGCCCCTTCCCGCATATACTGTTGCCACTTGACCACATTGGAATCCAGGAGCAGATTCTCAATGTTCGTGTTGCAGGACAGGCAGACGTAATGCTCACCGCCGCCCTTGGACCCCTTGTAGAAGGGGGCGTGAATGGTATCACGCATATAGGCGGAGATTTTCTTGACGTGATCGGAGGTGAAGGGGGACGTGGCAACGGCGCCGGCAGCCCCGGTGACGCTCCACACCCCGCCGGTCAGGCTGGTGGGGCTGAAGCAGATTTTCACGTCCGAGGACATGAACCCGTCACGGGCCGCTTCGGTGTCCAGGGACCGTTCCAGGGACGAGGCCAACTCCTTCCGCATGATGGGGTCGGGCTTGAACTTGGAAAGCTCCTGCAGCTTGGCGGAGAACTGGAGGCCCTCGCCATGCTCGGTCAGGGTCAGGGACCGCTTCCCGAAGCTGAGCATACGCATCGGGATCTGGCCTTCTTCCTGAAGGGACGCGTCCGCAGCGTCGGGCAGACGGTTGACATGGAACAGGTTGACGGTTTCACCGGCGTTCTTTTTGAAGCCGAATCCGTGGTCATGGGTGTACTGGACTACCTTGCACTCCCCCAGGGCCACTTCCAAAATCTGGTCGGAAATCTGGTGGTTGGCCAGGATTCCCGCACCGATGTCAGTCCAAAGATGTGCATCAGCCATTGGTTATCTCCCTACGTCGGCGTGGCGCTCTTTCCCGTTAAAATCTCGTTCATTGAACGCTGCCTCGGTTGTTCGGTCGTGATGACGCGGTTTACTCCCCGTTCCAGCACGAGATTTCTATCCTGGTGGCGCCGGGCGGCTGCCCGTTCGGCGTCGGTCATTTCGATTTTTTTCCCCAAGACTTGCCGAGTCCCTGAAGCCGCCCACTTGACTTGTTCTGCAAACGGCTTGTCACGGTATTCGTGTTCGGGGTTTTCGGCAAGTTCATCCACATGAGAGTAGAAAAGGCGGTAGTCCGCCGATCCGGGCGTCATATCAAGCCCATAATCGGTAGAGGCCAGCTTCTCGGCATCGGAGCGAACCTTTACCCTGGCGGCTTCCTCCTTTTCTGCTTCGGTCATGGCGTCCGCCGCTTTGCGTTCCCGGGAGAGTTCCTCCCGGGCCAGTTTGGCGGCTTCTTTGGCGACTTCGTGGGGGTCCACGGCAGTCGTAGCCCAAGCCTCCGCCACCAGATCGTCGTAATCCTCGGGGTATTTTATTTCCCCGGTTTCGGGATCAGTGGTCAGAGGGATTGCCTGGATTTGCTTCAAGGCCGCAGCAAAGGCGGCTTTACGTTCGGTCTTGGGCACCTGCTTTGCCACTTCGGCGGCGGTGGCTTCTTGTTCAACCCTGATCGTCGCCAATTCAGCTTCGGCGGCTTCCCTGGCCTTCCGTTCCTCAGCAGCTTCCGTGGTGGCCGTGTGCATCTTGGCGGCGGCCTCGTTGGCGGCTTTTTCAGCTTCCTCGATGGAAGCATACTTGGATTTCGGCGGCTCCAGGGCGGCGGCCTTCTCTTCCGCTTCGGCCTGCAGTTTAGCAGTCTCAGCTTCGGCCGCTTCGGCTTCAGCTTGTGCGGCAGCGGCTTCCTGTTCGGCTAGCCGGGCTGCCTCAATCTCTTCTGGGGATTGAGGTGCTTCTTCGGCACGGGCCAGCTTGCTGGCCATCGAACCAGGATGATCCGGTCCCAACGATTCTTCGTGTTCTAAGCCCTCTACGTCCATGTTTCACTCCCACCGCGGGTATCCTTTCGGGCCACGGTTATTTAGTCCTCGGCCGGTATCCCTTCCAGGGCGACCTTGGTTTCATCCGTCATGCTGTTCAAAACTACTCCAAAGGATTGCCGCCGCATCTTTGAAACCACCCTGGGGGCAACCTCAACTTTCATCCTCAAGGCGGCAATCACCTGGAGGATGCTTTGGCAAGTGCTGTCAGTGGCCATAAGTTCACCGAGTCGGTGTTCCAACTGCCGGGCGAGTATGGGAAGCACCAGGGGCAACTCATGGGTAAGCTGAGCGGCCTCCTGTAAGACCTTGGCTTCTTTCAAGCCAATGTCTGCCTCTCGCTCTGCCCGACTTTTGGGCTGGCGGGGCAATCCGGTAACGATGTCCAGGTCGATTCCGCTAACACCCATCGGCTGGTGGCTCATGGTGAAATACCTCTGAAAATTTTTACCAAAAAGGCCACCACTAAAATGGCCAACATCACACCGAGGCAAAAGAGATCAATGGGCAGCAGTTTCCTCATTTTTTACCCGGCTTTTTAGTCGTCGGTTTGGCCGCCGGCTTGGGCGGGATTGCGGCCACCTTGGCCTTGGCCCGGACCAACTCTCCTTGGGCCTTTTCGGTGTCAACCTTTTGGCTCAAGAGGTCTGGATGCGCCACGGCGTCGGCCTGGGCCCGGGTGAGTTCCCCCTTGGCCGCCTCCGAATCAACCTTCTGCCGCGCAAGGTCAATTTCATGTGGGATAAGCGCCCTTACCCTCTCGGCTTCAGCAATATCCACCTCTGAGGGGCCCTGGGGTGACCCTTCTGCTCCGGCTGCCTCGGCATTGGCCGCTGCCAGGTCGGCCTCGGCCGGCGCCTTGAGGGCCAGGGCGTCCGCCTGGGCCTGGGCCAGTTCGGCCTTGGCACGGTGGAGTTCCGCTTGGGCCGCCAGTGTGTTGGCCTTGGCCATTTTCTCTTCCGCCTCCGCCTGCAGCTTCGCCGCTTCGGCGGCCTTGCGCTCGGCATCGGCCTGGACCTGGGCCGCGGTGGCCGCATCCTGGGCCTGCTGTGCCGTAATCTTGGCATCCTGCTGATCCTGCTGCCGCTGGTCGATTTCGATGGCTTTGTCAGGTTCGACGGAGAACTTGGAATCGGTCAGCCTGGTCAGCCTGACGATTTCATTCAGATAGCCGCCCGGCTTGAGAAAGGGGAGAAAAACTTGCCCCAGACCATTCGGGTCAAACAGTGGCGTTATCAAGGTGGCCATCTGTTGCAGCTTCTCATGTTCTTTCATCAGGGCGGTGATGCCGCTGACATGGAAGCGGCCAGTGGTAAGCTGGGGCAGTTCCAGGCCGGTGGGGAACTCGTCCGAAACGGGCCGGCGGTATTCTTCGGCCACTTCCGGGCCCATGAGCATCGCCAACTCGTCGTAGGTCATGTTGATGGCAACGGTTTCGGCCCCGGCCACGATTGCGTTCAAGGCCCCGTCCTCCAGGTTCTTTCCCATGGAACCCACGACGGTCATGCTCTGGTCCAGGTTTTGAGCAGCCTCCCGGGCGGTTACTTCGGCCCGGTAGCCGGGGGCTCCCATGGCGGAGTAATCAAGGAGCCCCCCGTCCTGGTGGCGCTGATCATAGAAATTCAGCATGGCGATCAATTCGTTGGCCTGGGACCGGAGATCAACCGCCCGGACCACCTGCTGCCCCTGTTGTGAACCATAGGTCGGAAACACCTTGCCCGGGTAAACGTCGGTGTCCCCCTGGTCCACTAATGAACTTATGTCCACTTCCAACATGGGGTTCACGGCCCAATTCAGGTGGTCAGCGTGAAGACTCATCATGTTGCACATCAAGTACCAGAGGCTCCGGATGCCATGAATGAGCCCCCGGCCGTCAAAACGCAGCATGTGCGGGAGGGCTGAAAAGCCGATCCCGGGCCAACGCAGGGTCGGGTAAGGGCTCACCTTGGGTTCGCTGATGACACGGCCGCCGGCGCCCGTAAAAGTGGCATTGGGCAGGATGGTTTCGCCCCTGGGGCTAAGGATGGTCCCCCAGAACTCCAACACCTGGAGCGATTTCTGGAAGGCGCTCTTGCTGTAAACCATGCCCTTGCGACGGGCCAATTCCTCGGCGGTGAGGTCCGGCGTCCGGCTGTACCAGTTGCTCCCCGGGCCGATGTCCACGATATTCTTGAACCGGCCCTGGTCCTCCCATTCCTTCAGGACGTGGTAGGGCATGAACTCCTGGTGAATCCAGTACATCCCCGACTGCGGCTGCCGGCTCACGGCGTCCGGGTCCCGGTGAATCTTCCAGGGCTCCACGAGAATGTAGCGGAGTCCTTTCCCGGGATGATAGACGGGGATCATTTCCATGCTCTGGCCCACGGCCAGGGACATCCCTACGGCGTCCACAAACTGAATGGGGAAGTTGGCATAGTTCCGGGATAACTGGATTCTCATCAGTTTTTCCCAGAATTTGGCCGCTTCTACGTCCCCTTCGTTCTCGATGGAGAGAAATTCAACATCGAAAGCCTTGCGGACGATGCTCATGCCAAACTGGACCAGCTTGTAGGGCTTCGGGTAGGTGATTCGGGACTGCCAGAGTTCCTTGAAGTTGAAGTTCCGGGGCTCTTCCTCGTTATAGACGCGCCAGCACTCATCCTGTTGGAGTCGAATATCCCTCATCGTGTCCACAGAGGTCTTGACGCAATCATCCAGGAACCGGACGTAGTGGGTTTCGTCTTCTTTGACGTAAGCCTTGGCGGCGCCCTCTCTTTCCGCCAGTTCCCTGGGGTCCATCTGCTCTGCGGCTTGGGGGGACATCAGGACTTACCTTTCCCCTTGAAAGACTCAAATGTAACCGGCTTGTCCACATTTATAGGTTCGCCGCCTTTTTTAACGCACCCGCCCTTGGCCCTGGGGACGTAACTCGGGTTATTGCGGTTCAAATAATCCGTTTGACGTTCCTCTTTGGTTTTGGGCGCAGCCGGCGTAATGGCTTGATTTAAGGTAGGCAGGGCGTTTCCTGCGGTCGGGTTCGTGACGGGGGCTGCCGGAACTTTGCTCAAGGCTTCATTGACTTTCCCCACGGGTTCCGTCAGGGGCTTGAGAATTTCGTTCATCGCCATGATCTTCTCCTAAAACCTGAATTGCTTGACAGGTTTACCCACGTTCTTGACCCGCATGGGCTTCTTCACCGGGGCAGCCGGGGCCGGTTTTCCCACCTTCTTGGGCAACCCCGGCGGGATGGGCCCGGCAAAATCAGCCAGGGCCGACGGTTTCATGGACTTGGCGATCTCCGCCGACGGGCTCCCGGGCTTGGCGCTGGCTTGGCCCCTCTGCACGGCCTGAGCCAGATTCATGGCTATGGCCTGATTCTTGCTACGGGCTGGCATTGTGTTCCTCCTTCTTACCCCAGATCCTTTCCCAACCTTCACAGTAGGCGCTTGAGTGGCGGGTTGTAAGTTCGCCCGTGGGGCCAGGAGGCTCCCCGTTCCACCCCTTCTGGGGCACGACCTCTTCGTTGGTCAAGACGTTCTTGAAGCCCTCCTGGGGAGGGCCACCGTGGGTTCCCTGCTTGAACAAAATCGGAATCCAGCCCTTATACCCGCTGGTATCACGCCCAAAACTGGTTTCTCGCCCGGAAGAGCTTTTGGCTCGGGAAGTGGGGCGATCCCTCATGGAAGTTTCTCCGTCTTCAGGGGCTCACCTACCACTTTCCTGGGGACTTCCGTGGGGACTCCGGCGGGGGACCAGGTGTAGGTCTTGCCGTCTTGACCCACCAGGCCGCCGGAAGCCTCTTTCCCGTAGGGCGTGGCCACGGAGCTTTTCAATTTGTTCGCCAGGCTTTGCCCGGCGTCCCGCGCTCCAGTAAGCAGATCAACCAAGTCAGCCATTACACTACCCCTCCAGCCACCGCATAAGACTGAGCCCGTTTTTGGCTCATGGCAGCGGCTCCTTCGTGAGTCCC